ATATGAAAGTCAATTCATCCAATCAAGCAGATGCAGAAGAACGGTTATTTCAGTCATCAGATAAATGAGTGATATAGAAATAACAGAAGAAGAGTTAGTTAAAGAACTTGAAGAGTTCATAGAATCAAATTAGTTATGTATCTTATACGTAAATTTTGGAGAGAAATTATTATCGTAGGTCTTACGATTACCTGTCTTTTCTTAGCAGACGTATTTAATAACGGATATGGTGATACAGAAACTGTTAATGTAAACGGAGAGGACTATGAACTCTTATCACAAAAAATTGATACAGTCGTAGTAGAAAAAGAAGTAAAGGTAACTGAATACGTTCCACAAACTGTGTATAGAACAGATACCGTACAAGTTCAAATACCAAGTGATGTGGATACAACTGCAATCCTTGAAGATTACTTCGCATCTTATACAGTAGTAGACACACTCAAACTCGACTATGACTTCCCTGATGGGGTAACAACTGAAAGTGGAACACAACCATCTACATTGGGATATGGAGTATTGACTGATATATTATCACAGAACGAAATACAATCTCGTAAAGTGGATTGGACTTTCCAAATACCAACAATATACAATACAACAACAGTTAAAGAATTACTACAAAATGAATTTTATCTTGGTGGTACATTTGGATATAATGAAGAAGATGTTTTTGGATCAGCAGGAATTGGAGTTGGGTGGAAAACCAAAAAACAAAGATTATTGATATTAGAAAGTGGAGTTACCAACGATACCTATGGAACATTAACAGAATACAATCCATATTTGGAGTTCTCTTATTTTATAAAACTCGGTAAGTAATGGCGGAAGTTGATTACAAACAAATTATACAAAAAGAGTATGTAAAATGTGCTCAAGATCCAATATATTTCTTTCGGAAGTATATGTATATTTCTCACCCAACAAAGGGTAGAGTAAAATTTGATTTATATCGATTTCAAGAATTAACATTTAATGAATTAGTTGATAACGACTATAATATTGTTCTTAAAGCTAGACAGATGGGAATATCAACTTTAGTTGCGGGGTACGCATTATGGTTAATGTTATTTCAAAAAAGTAAGAATGTATTGGTTATTGCTACTAAACAAGATGTGGCGAAAAATTTGGTGAGTAAAGTAAGATATGCACATGAAAACTTACCAAAGTGGTTACAAAACACAACCACAGAAGATAACAAACTTTCATTAAGGTTTGGTAATGGATCTGAAATCAAAGCAATTTCATCATCACCAGAAGCAGGTCGTTCTGAATCACTATCCTTATTAATATTAGATGAAGCTGCGTTCATTGAACATATTGAAGAAATATGGGGTTCGGCACAACAAACATTAGCAACTGGTGGTAAGTGTATTGCGCTATCGACTCCCAATGGTATGGGTAACTGGTTTCACCAAATGTGGGTAGGATCAAAAGAAGGACAAAATAATTTTAATCCAATCAATTTACACTGGTCATTACATCCTGATAGAGATCAAAATTGGAGAGATGAACAAGATAAAGTATTAGGAACAAAGATGGCTAGCCAAGAATTAGACTGTGATTTTATTTCTTCAGGCCACACTGTTGTCGATTCACAAATATTAAAATGGTATCAAGATACATTAGTAAAAGACCCCGTAGAAAAACGTGGAAGGGATGGAAACCTATGGATATGGGAATATTGTGATTATAGTAAAGATTATGTAATCACTGCTGACGTTGCTCGTGGAGATGGTAAAGATTATTCTGCGTTTCATATTATGGAAGTAGAAAGTATGAAACAAGTAGGTTCATATAAAGGAAAGATAGATACAAAAGAATACGGAAGATTACTCAATACGATTGGACGTGAATACAATAACGCACTTGTTGTGGTTGAGAATGCGAATATAGGATGGGCAGTTTTACAAGAAATTATTGATATGGATTATCCTAATATCTTTTATTCTTCACGCGATTTACAAGTTGTAGATGTTCATTACAGTTATATCAATAAAAAACAATCATCAGAAAACCCTACTATTCCAGGCTTTACAACATCATCAAAAACACGTCCAATGCTAATATCAAAGTTAGATGAGTATTTACGTGAGAAAGCAGTAGAGATTTACGATAGTCGATTAATTGATGAACTATTTACGTTTATTTGGTTTAATCAACGAGCGGAAGCAATGAGAGGATATAATGATGACTTGGTAATGAGTTATGCTATTGCGCTTTGGGTTAGAGATACAGCATTACGATTACGACAAGAAGGTATTGATTTAACGAAAGAATCTCTTAATCATATAAAACGGACGGAAACGGTTATTTCATCCAATAACTATGGTATGGAAGATCCATATAAGAAAACAGTCAATGGAGAAGAAATTGACTTACGTTGGTTATTTGATTAACTTATATTTACTTTAAAAGAGAATTAGGATACCGTATTATGATTTTAACAGAAAATGTATCACTTTCCGAAGGACTACAATACCATATAGATAACAACGTACCTCTTGATGAAAACATTTATAGATTTGGTTCAACTAACTTTTTTAAAATGTATAATGAAGCACGTTCGTTGTATGAGAAAGGAAAATTAAAACCGATTGATGAATTAGAAGAGTTTTTTCTCAAAAGTGATATAGGTAGATTAGCTGAATATAATGGTAAGAGGGTTATGTTGGATTTTCCAATGCCAGTGGATGAAGCAGAATATAAGGGTAGAGATGTTGATTTGAATGAACCAAAGCGTGGTGGAGATAAAAAGTTTTACGTGTATGTAAAAGATCCAAAAACTAAAAATGTAAAAAAGGTAGAGTTCGGTGCAGATGATGGTGGACAAGAGTTAGCAGTGAAGTTAGATGATCCTAAAGCACGAAAAGCATTTTCAGATAGACATAATTGTCCGGAAAAAAAGGATAAAACAACAGCTGGTTACTGGTCATGCCGACTTCCACGATTTGCCAAACAACTGGGTATAAAAGGGGCTAAAGGAAGATTTTGGTAATGTTGTATAATAATCAGTATATTTCTGATAACGAGTTTATACGGACATTTGATTCTGATATAGATGAAAATGAACTTGAATGGCATGGTGATTGGTCATTCCAATTTGATGAAGAAATACCACAGAAACTAAATAAAAATAAAACAATATGTATAAAGAAGGGAAGATTCCACAGAGTGTTGAAAGGAACGACTTCACTTGTAATAAAGATAAAAGAATATGGCAGATAATTCATTAGGTTCATCGTTAAGACGACTATTTTCTACGAATGTTATTGTACGTAAGTCACCAAGTGGTAAAGGACTTAAAGTACGAGATACATCTAAACTTCAAGCATTTAATCAAGATTATCTTAAAGATAAGTTTTCAAGGTTACATAGAAGTTCATTAACATATAACTCACGTGATCAAATCACTGGGTATTCTGCAATGAGGGAACAATTATATCGTGATTACGATATTATGGATAGTGATCCGATTATTGCATCTGCACTTGATATTTATGCTGATGAATCAACAACAAGAAATGAAAATGGTGATCTGCTAAAAATATATTCAGCGGATGATAATATAAAACAGATTTTAGAGAATCTATACTATGATGTATTAAATATTGATTTTAACTTATGGCCGTGGGTAAGGAATCTTTCAAAGTATGGTGATTTCTTTTTACATTTAGATATTAGTGAAAAATATGGTGTGGTAAATGCTAAACCACTATCAGTTCACGAAATAGAAAGAGTTGAGGATAGTGATCCTGAAAATCCATATTATGTGAAGTTTGAGAATGTATTAGAAAAAAATGTATCATATGAAAATTATGAGATGGCTCACTTTCGTTTGTTAAGTGATTCAAACTTCATTCCGTATGGTAAATCAATGATTGAAAATGGAAGAAGAATCCACAAACAACTACAACTTATGGAAGATGCGATGTTAATCCATCGTATTATGAGAGCTCCATCTAAACGAGTATTTAAGATTGATATTGGTAACATTCCACCGAATGAAGTAGAAAACTATATGGAGCAAGTTATCAATAAGATGAAGAAAGAACCACATATTGATAGACAGACAGGTGATTATAATCTGAAATACAATATTCAGAATATGACTGAAGATTTTTATCTACCAACTCGTGGTCAAAACTCAAATACTGAAATCAATGAATTAAGTGGATTACAATATGATGGAACTGAAGATATTGAGTATCTTAAAAACAAACTTCTAGCAGCACTTAAAATACCAAAAGCATATCTTGGATATGAAGAAGGATTAAACGGAAAAGCAACACTTGCACAAGAAGATATCCGATTTGCTCGAACAGTTGAACGTATTCAACGCATTGTAGAAAGTGAGTTGACGAAAATAGCGATTGTTCATTTATTCTCACAAGGATATTCGGATGAAGATTTAGTAAACTTTAGTGTAAAATTAAACAATCCATCTACAATCTATACACGTGAACAGATTGAGATACTATCATCAAAATTAAATCTTATTCGTGATATTAAAGATCAAAAAATATTATCTGATGATTGGATTTATGATAATATATTGGATATGTCTGAAGATGATAGTGAAAAACAGCGTGAGAAAATCGTATCTGATATGAAACGAGCATTTAGATACGAAAGTATTGAGCGTGAGGGACAGGATCCTGAAGAACAAAATGGTGATGATACAGATGATAGTGATGATTCTGATACACAAGGTTTATTCGCATATGATGAAGATCCATCCGATGAGTTTTCCCAAGATACTGATAAAAAGTATTATACAAAACAAGATTTTGAAAACTACGGAAAGCAAGGCGGTCGACCAAAAGATGTATCAAGATATGAAAAAGATGACCACTCAATGGGAAGAGATCCATTAGGACGTGTGGAAAGAACACGAAACGAAGGTATATTAGATAAATTAGGATTATCTCAATCTAAGTCTATGGCAACAATATTATCAGAAGATAATTTATTAGAAGATAAGGAATAATCTTTATATTTATACTTATATATATAATAAATAAATTGCATGCGAAAAGTAAACCATTCTAAATATAAGAATACAGGTTTCTTATTTGAGATA